AATTTCAAAAGCGGATTTCCTAAAGGAGTTTGACGAACTGGTACCAAAGATAAAGGTCCATCTTTTGGGAAACCGTAATTTCTCCGACGGATTGAAATATATCCAGAAAAGTTTAACGGCTAGGCCACTAAGGAAATCCGGTAGATACGGAGATGAAGACGCAGGAATGGCCAAGTACTATCTTGACTATTCACGCGCGGATTTTGATCCAAAGTTTGAGGGTGTAATAAAGCAAATATCGTCACTCGTTAATCGTCTTCGTGAAGAAGGATCCGCAGGTGGAAGAAGAGAAGAAGAAGGATCGAAGGCCTTTAAACATGAAATGGTTGAAAACGTTGTTGACCAGATTAACGCAACATTCAAAGCGCAGTACGGAATTGACAATGTCATTGGAAAGGGAGTCAACCAACTGGAGCATCCAAACTTGCCGTTTGAGGTGGTTAAGTTGGGAAACAACCTGTCAGACGTTTTTAGCAAGCGTGGAATACAGTACAGGGTGCTAGGACAGCCACAGCATGAAGGGGACCAGATTCTGGAGGGGGGATACAACCACAATGAGTTGGTCTTTACGTTTGAACCCGGAAAAATGCGTGCTGGCGAGGTTGGGACATATAAGCCTACCCATGAATTTGGATTGGGCAAGGACGCCGAAGGTGGATTCGTTCACGCAAGGATTTCTGATCGTATTGACGAGGCCGGAAGAAAGATATTGTTTGTGGAGGAAATACAGTCTGACATGCACCAAGCGGTCCAGAATAAAAATTCAAAATACAAGCCACGGCTGGATCGTCCATCTCCTGGCATGGAAAAAATAAAGGAATTAAAAGATTTAACAAAAATATTAAAGAAAGAATTAAAAAATGTTCAGAAAAATCTTGAAAAGGCGCAATCGTCGGAAACAAGGGGACGCACGCCTGAAGAGATTGATATGCGGCAGAATTTAATTGATGAGCTGACAATGAAGCGTGACACCATGATAAAAGAAATGGAAGGTCAGGCAGAAGATATTGCAAAATTGGAAGGAGCCTCCGGAAAAGGTGGAACAATACCGGAAGGACCTTTCAAAATGTCAAAGGATTACGCAAAATTCGTTATCAAGTACCTACTGAAGATGGCGCGAGAAAACGGGTATGACGGAGTTGCGGTGGCGAATGCGTGGATTAAGTCCAGAAAACTTTCTGCAGGGGCAAAGGATTTTGAGGGTCATTTCGGTTTTTACGGAAACTGGGGACTTCCTGATCCGGCAGTTCCGGCGTCATTCAAGGATGTTATCCTTAAGGACGCAATGGGAGAGGTTTCACGCGATTCAAAAACAAAACTGGCGCTGACGGCAATAAAGGACCACGAAAAAGGAAAAACATGGGGAGACATTCCCGTGTTGCTTTTGACAAAGGGAAAAATAAAGGAAATAATTTCAGAGGCCGCTGAACGTATTGACAAAGGTCAGTCAGCGTATTATAAGGGTGGTCTAGTAAGAGAGGTTTTTCAGGACGTTGTTCCTGTATTATAAAGGAAGTATATGGCAAAAAATCAGAATAATAATATAGACAAGGCAATGCAGGCATTGCAGGGTGCTTTGGAATTGGAACCGGAGGGCGTTGAAATATCACCGCCGGAGAAGGTTGTTGATTTTGAATCTGACGTTGAACTTACGGATCTGCCGGATGGTGGGGCCGAGGTCAACTTTAATCCAAACGCGCCAATAGACCAAAGTCAAATACCGCATGATGCCAATTTGGCGGAATATATTGAAGAAGGAGATTTAAACAAGTTTTCAGTTGACCTTTTAGGCAATTTTGAGAGTGACAAGGATACTCGAAAGGATTGGGAAGACACATATGTAAAGGGTCTAGACATGTTAGGGTTCAAGTACGAAAATCGTACACAACCCTTTGAAGGTTCCTCTGGGGTCGTTCACCCTCTCTTATCGGAATCCGTTACGCAATTCCAAGCCCAAGCGTATAAGGAATTACTTCCGCCGGATGGCCCCGTGAGGACACAAATTGTGGGGGACGCAACCCCTGAAATAGAGCAGCAGTCAGAACGTGTCTGTGAATTCATGAATTACCAGATTACACAGGTGATGAAGGAATATGACCCGGACATGGACCAGTTACTGTTTTATTTGCCGTTATCCGGATCGGCATTCAAGAAAGTTTACTATGACGGAATTTTGAAGCGCGCCATCGCCAAATTTGTGTCATCGGAAGATTTAATCATTAATTATTATGCGACGGACCTTGAGAGTGCCGATAGAATAACGCATGTAATTAAAATGACCAAAAATGAACTCATTAAAAATCAGGTTACGGGTTTTTACCGTGACATAGACATCAAGGACGGTTTTGTTGATACATCCGATTCTATGGATAAAGTCCATGAATTAGAGGGAACAGAAAAGGGAACATCAAGTGATGAAAGCATGTACACCATTCTTGAAATGCACGCCAATCTGGATGTACCTGGATTTGAGGATACATCCGGTGTCAAGCTTCCGTACATTGTTACAATAGATCAGTATTCAAGAACGGTTTTATCCATTAAGAGAAACTGGAATGAAGGGGACCAGTCATTTACTAAAATACCTTATTTTGTACACTACAAGTTCCTCCCAGGACTGGGCTTTTACGGCTTTGGTCTAATACACATGCTGGGTGGGTTATCGCGAACAGCAACAAGTGTTTTGCGGCAGTTAATTGATGCTGGCACACTCGCTAACCTACCGGCAGGTTTCAAGGCACGCGGCATGCGCATACGCGACCATGACGAACCGTTGCAGCCGGGGGAATTCCGTGATGTTGATGTTACGGGACAATCCATAAAGGAATCACTGATGATGCTTCCCTACAAGGAACCGTCAGCCGTTTTATTCCAATTGCTTGGTTTTGCCGTTGACGCAGGAAAATCTTTCGCTGCCATCGCCGACATGAAGATGGGCGAGGGTAACGAGCAGAATCCTGTAGGAACTACTATGGCGCTTCTTGAAAGGGGAACAAAAGTAATGAGCGCAATTCACAAGAGACTTCATTGCGCCCAAAGAATGGAATTCAATATTCTGTCACGATTGTTTGCGTTGTATTTACCTCCTGAATATCCGTACTATGTTGTTGGGGGAAACCGAATGATAAAGCAATCGGATTTTGATGCGCGTGTCGATATCATACCGGTCTCTGACCCTAACATTTTTTCGATGTCACAACGCGTTGTTCTTGCTCAAACTCAACTGCAAATGGCGGGTGCGGCACCTCAGTTACACGATATGCGTGAAGCGTACCGAAGGGTTTACCAGGCACTGAACGTGGATAATATTGACTCGATTCTCAAGCCAAGTCCCGATGAACCGGAGCCAACGAGTCCGGCTATGGAAAATTCAATGGCGATGAAAGGACAAAATCCAAAAGCATTTCCAATGCAGGACCACCAGTCACACATGAAGGCACACGGTGACTTTATGTTTACGCGAATGGTTCAGATCAATCCACAGCTTTACGCAATGATGCAGTCACATGTTTTTGAGCATATTGCCATATTGGCGGGGGAAATGATTCAACAGGAATTTAAACAACAAATAGAACAATTAAAACAGATGGAACAGCAGGCACAGCAGAATCCCCAGATGCAACAGCAGCTCCAGCAACAACAGGCGCAATTGAACAACCAGATGGCCAAAAAACAGTCTGAAATTGAAGCTAAAGTAACCGAACAAATTGCAAAAGAAGAAGAGGCAAGAATGGGCGCCAAACAGGATGATCCATTAGTAAGGTTAAAACAACAAGAAATTGATTTACGTGCCATGGAAGTAATGACCAACCAACAACGTGAATCCCAAAAGTCACAAGTGGACATGATGATGGACTCTGAAAAATTGGATCTTGAACGCGATAAACTTGAATCACAGACAAGCATTGATATTATGAAAGCTTCCGCCGACATGGACAAAACCAAAACGGCTGATGCCACTCAAATGCTCAAGGAGAACATGGCCATGACGCGTGAGGCGATGAAGGATAACAATACAACAAAGCGTGAGGCGATGAAAGCGCGCTCACAGGAACGGATAGCGAGGACTAATGCCAGATCGAGATCGAATGGAAAAACAAGTAGTTAAAATTGCCGATATCATGCACAAGGTCGAAGAGCTTGTGCGGAAGGAAATTAAACTGAAGGATGATCCTCTTTTGGTTGCGGGTGCCCTACTCGCCATCACGAGGAACCTGTATGTTGAGTCAATTGGCGTTCAGGACACGGCTAAAATGTTTGAGGCTGTCGCGGACAGCTTTATGGTGACGGAAGAGTTTATTCAACAGTTTAAACCAACGTTGCATTAATGACTAGTTATTATTTTAACAAAAGGAGTAGATAATGCCAAAAGTAGGAAATAGATCATTTACATATGATTCAAAAGGATATAAAGATGCCGCTAAA